AAATGTATAGTTTGTAGGAAAAAATTGTACAGAGATGATAGGAAATTCATGATAGCTTTAGAATACCCATACATGAATCTATACGGACATTTTGATTGTCTTGTACTAAAAAATGATAAAGAATTACAAAAAATTATAAAAAAGTGGCTTAAAGATCATAATTATTACGTTTAATGATATAATAAGAATTGGAGGTCACAATGGGATCACAGAGACATAATAAGTATGATCTTAAAGCAGATAGAAATTGCTCTGCTGAAACTGAGTTGAATGAATTTGACACTCTAATAGACCTTGGAGGAGACGAGTGTCCTATTTGTTTTAATAAGTCTCTGATTAAGAATGGCAGATGTGAAACTTGTCAAATCTGTGGATATAGTTTGTGTGAGGTTTAGATGGTAAAACAAAAATTAGAGCCAAAGACTTATAAAAAATCTAAAAATTTAGTACAATTTAGAGATCTTGGTGATGAAGAATCAGAGAGTGAGTTGGAAGACAATATGATTCAAAAGTATGAGTTTGAAAAAGTTAATAAGGAAGACCAAGAAAAAGAAATAGAAAACAAGTTTAAAGAATTTGAGAATGACTATGACCTTAGTGATATGAAAATTAACGACAGGATTGTTCTTAGACAATTAATTCAAGCCATCATTTCTCTAGAACATCTTGAGACTGTATTTATAAGAACTAGAGAGGATATCACGGAAAAAAATATTCTTGTGGTAGATAGAATTTCTCAGATTATGAATAAGCTTCGTGCTGATATATCTAAGATGCAAGATGATTTGAAACTTACTAGAAAGATTAGAAAAGAAAGCCAAGAAGAAAATTTTATAACTTGGCTAGACAACACTAAAAAGAAGGCAGAAGTTTTTTATAAACAAAAACATTTATTTATACTATGCCCAAAATGTAAAACTTTATTATCTACGGTTTGGCTTTTATACCCAGATAATTATAATGTTTTACATCTAAAATGTGGCCACAAAGACTGTTTACATGAGTTTGATATAAAATTATCTGAGCTTTATGATAAAGGAAATAAAAACTTACAGGACATCCTAATATCATAGGGAGGTAATCATGGACTTGATCTTAGGTTCGGGGGGTACTATTGGCTCTGCCTTTATAAGAAGTTTAGATACGAAACTAGATAATGTATTACAAGTGGATCACCGAACTGACTTTCCTATTCGAGGGAAATTTGTAGAGGCCGATTTGAATGATCCCATGTCTTTGGATTATATTTTTAGTCTTCACGGATATGATAAATTATTTCAATTCGCAGCAGATTCTGGTAGCATAGATTACTTAACCTCTCCAGAATATTTTTATGGTGCCTCTACGATGATTAATCTTAACATTATTAAAGCTATTAAAAAGTATAACAATGTACGGAAAGTTATCTTTCCTAGTTCATTTTATAGATATATATATAGACATCAGTATGGTGAAGAAAAGAAATATAACGAAAATTTATTCTTCTATAATTTTCGTAAACCAAAAGAGCCTAAAGTTCACATTCCTATTTTGTGGCCTACATATGGACCATATTGTGAATTAAGAAATAAAAATGAAAAAATTATTCCTATGCTATGCAGAAGGTTTATAAATGCAAAGGATGGCGATAATATATATCTTGAATTAAATCCTGATGATGGACGATACTTTGTATATATAGACGATGCCATAGCTGGTATAAAAAAGCTATCAAGTACAACAGATGTTTCCATAATAGATATTGGTGGAGTTGAATTTATAACATTTAGAGAAATAACAAGAGAACTTAAGTTTATAAGTAACAAGGATATAAGACTTTCTTTTTCAAAATTCCATACAATCATGGATTTAGAACCAAATTTAAAATTAACTTTTTCTGAGATAGATTGGAATCCTACTGTTGAATTTAAGAAAGGTCTATTAAAGACTTATAAATGGATAGAAGGGGAAATTAAATATGGAAATTAAAACTAGAGAAACTTGTAGGATGGACGGATCAAAATTAAATACAATCTTTAGTCTAGGGGAAATTTATCCCTCAACATTTGTAAAGTCTGGGGAGGGATATAATATAGAAAAAGTTCCCCTTGAAATATGTATAGGAGAAAAATCAGAATTAGTTCAATTAAGACATACTGTAAGTAGAGACTCTTTGTATAAACAGTATTGGTATAAGTCATTCTTAAATCAATCTATGGTAAATAGCTTGAGAGACATTGTAACAAGCATAGGGGATAGGATAGCTCTAAATCCTGGGGATATCGTAGTTGATATTGGATGTAATGACGGTACGATGCTTTCATTATTTTTTGATGATTTAGTAACTGTAGGCTTTGATCCTGCATTGAATTTAAAAGATATAGCCTCAAAAAATTGTGATTATTTTATTAATGATTATTTTAGTTCAAGTATTTATCCACTTTCTAAAAAGGCTAAAGTTATTACAAGCATAGCAATGTTCTACGATTTGGAATACCCTGGAAAATTTATTGAGGATATTTCAAAGATACTTGATCCTGATGGCTTATGGGTAATTCAAATGACTGACTTAGTATCTATGTTAAAGTCTAATGCTTTCGACAATATAGTTCATGAGCATCTTGAATATTATTCATTAGTATCTCTATCAAAATTGCTTAGTGAATATAGAATGTTTATCTGGGATATTGAGTATAATGATGTGAATGGAGGAAGTATTAGAGTTTATGTTAAGAAAAATTTAGGATATACTGATAGAATAAATACATCAGTTTTTACATCGTATGATAAAGAGCTTCAATACTTTAATGAAAATCTTTCAGTTACGGATGCTTTAAAAAATTTCCATACGAGAATTAATGCTATAAGATCAGCTATAACATCTTTTATAAGAGAAGAGGTTGGAAGAGGGAAAATTGTTGCTGGACTTGGAGCTAGTACAAAAGGTAATACCCTTCTTCAGTACTTCGGACTAACTAATAAAGACATAGAATTTATTGCAGAGGTAAATAGCGATAAGTACGGATTAGAAACTATTGGAAGCAGAATTCCAATGATACCTCAAAATGTAGCCCTAGATAAAACACCGGATTATTTTTTGGTATTGCCTTGGCATTTTTTGTCAACATTTACTAAAAATTTATGGCCATATTTAGTTAATGGAGGTAAATTTATAGTACCATGTCCAAATCCTGTTGTTATGGGATTAACAGGAGTGGAGTTAAAATTATGGAAATAGATATTAAAACAATTGGACAACTTATAGATGAACTTATAGTTTTAAACATTAGAATTTGGAATACTTTAGATATAATAACATGTGAAAAAATTTCTGCTAATTCTAATGATAAGCTAATAGCTGATGCTGCCAGAAAAGCACAAGAATATAACGCCAGAAGGACAGAATTAATTAGAGCTATAGATAAGAGACTTGGAGAGGGAAATAACACTTTATCGGAGAAGACTTATGGAAGTTCTTGATAATCTTGTTTTTTATAATCATTATGGAGCTGGAGATTTATTTGAATCTAGGGAATTTATTAAAGCCTATATGGAAAGAATTCCGGCTAAGACATATTCTTATGCTCATGGAAAAAATCCAAGGATATTTAGAGATATTGAAAATCTTCAATCAGTTAATATTGAGGAATGGATGCCAATGAGGGCTGCGGCTGCGTATGTTAATAAAACAAACTTAATAATAAATACTTGGATAGGACGCGATGGGAAGTATGTTCTTCCTGGGATAGGATGCACTATAGAGAAATTATATGAGATGCATAATGATATTTTAAATGAACTAAACTTATCTCCATTAGAGAAGCCCATAATAGAATATGCTCCAAAAGTCAATTGGGAATACTTTAAAACAGAACCAATTATAAAGTGGTTAGAGGAACACAAAGATACTAAAAAAATTCTGATATCAAATGGTCCTGTACAATCTAATCAAGCGGAAAATTTTTCTTTTACAAATATTATAAAAAATCTTGGAGAAAAGTATAAATATATTTTATTTTTAGTTACACAGCCTGATGATATTTTATCAGAAAATATTGTTTATACAGAAAATATTACAAAAACATCTGATAAATTTGATCTAAATGAGATAGGATATTTAAGTTTATACTGTGATATCTTTATTGGCAGGTGCTCTGGTCCTCATGTTTTTGCTCAAAATTATGATAATTGGAACAATCCTTTAAAGACAAGTTTATCATTTACTTATACAGCTTATGGCTCTCATAATATTTATACTAATCTAGTTAAAATGAAAAGATATTGGAGTGCAAAAGTAGATCCTAATGAAGTCTTTGATGCCTGTTGCAAGGTCATAGAAAAATGAATTATTCTAGATGTTTACATCCGGACGATTATAGAGAATTTTCTGAACATACTTTAATAGACACTTTTATGAAAAAATTTTCTATATACCGTTATGAACACGAACATAGAAAGTGGGAATATGGACTAGCTTTAAAATTTTTATTAGAAATGAAATCTAAAACTATTTTGGATGTTGGTGGTGGGGGATCATTATTAGCACCATTATTAGCGGAGTTTGGATTTGAAGTAACATCTTTAGATATTGCTCATGGAGATTCAGCAGTTGAACATCAAAGTAAAGTTATTGGAAAGCCTATAAAGTTTATAAATGCTAATTGGCTTACTTATTCTGAAAATAAAAAATACGATTCTATAGTTTGTATAAGCGTCATAGAACATATACAGTACTTAGAAGACACATATAAATTTTTTAAAAAGCTTTTAGATTATAGTAATTCTTTGTTTATGACTACAGATTTTTATCCAACTAGGCAAACGTTTAGTGGAAATCACTGGAGGACTTTTAATAAAGATGATATGGATATTTTTGTGGATATCGGTAAACAAAATGAATTTAAATTAATGGAAGATGCTAATTGGGAATATAAAGGAAATTTTGTGTATGAATATACATTTGCATCACTCGCTTTAGTCAAATGTACCCAATAATTTTTATTCACTGGTCTGATAGTTCTTATTTAAAAAATAGTTTGCAACAAGCTAGTTATTATGGAAATGTAATATTGCTTAAAGATATTGAAACTAATATAAAATCATTTGAGATAGCTAGATGGTTTGTGCTTCGAGATTATTTGATAAGTAATAAAATTAAAAAATGTTTGTATCTAGATTCTGATGTAATGCTTTACAAAAAGGTTTTTAATGAATTTTCAGAATATGATTTAGCTTTGTCTAAAGCACATTGCGGTCATGTAATGTTTATTAATAACATAAATGCTTTAATAGATTTTTGTAATTATATTAATGATAATAAAATAGAGTATCATATTTTATTGGAAAATACACGTAGAAGAATTAAAGACGGGGTTTTTTCAGATGCGGTTGGTGATATGGTTTTTATAAATAATTTTATTAACAGCAGCAACTATAATGTAGGTAATACGGCTCTAATTATTGATAATTCGACATATGATCATAATATAAATGTGGACGATTCTTTTGATATGGAAAATTCTATTAAAAAAATTACCTTTGTTAATAATATTCCATACGGAAATAGACTCGGAGAATTAATTAGATTTAATTCTTTGCATTTTCAGGGGAGTGGCTGTAAATATTTAATGAAAGATTATGTAAAACAGCGTTTAATGGGAGATAGGAATGAATAAAACTTTGGTAGGAATTGTAACTTTTGGAAATACTGAATTTACCAAGTTGGCGGTTAAGTCAATTAGAGAAACTGTAACGTATCCTGTGGATATTTTTTTAGTCGTAGGACAGCCCGGTGATTCTGAAACTTTGAATTGGCTCTTTTCTGAGGAAGACATAAAATTTATAGTTCATACTGAAAATATGGGCTTTCCTTATTCTTGCAATGATATTTATGATTTTGCTTGGAAAGAAAATAACTATGATGAAGTAATTTTTATGGGAAATGATGTTGTTGTATATCCAAATGCATTGGATATACTTATTAAGCAAGCAAGAACTACTGATTATGAATGGATTGGTGCATCTCAATTTGATGTTAAGACCCTGGTTAGAATGTATCCAGAAACTAAGAAGTGGTTTCATAGTGATGTATTAAAGTTTAATGCATTTGATTCTGGTGAACCTTGGAAAGTCCACTCTGGATGGCCTAATAATATGGACTTTGTACATGATAGTTTTCCTGAAGTTCATAATTTATGCTTATATAAGAAATCTGTATTCGATAAGATTGGCTATAATGATGTTAATTTTTATCCAGCTTACTTTGAAGATAATGATTATGTAAGACGTGGAGTTAATTCTAAGTGCAAAGGTTGCTACATGGTAAATGCCGTATTCTTTCATTTTTGGAGTAGAACTATTCATCAGGGATCTGGAGGATCTAATTCTCATTTTTTTGAAAATAATAGAAGATATTATTTGACCAAGTGGGGAGGACCTTTTGCCCAAGAAAAATATCTTATACCATTCAATGGCAATGACTATAGTTTAACTAATGATTTAATTCTTCCTGGATCATTAAAAATAGACTCAAGAAAAGATGAATTAAAAATTATAGCCTTTTGGAATAAAAAATAATGTCTATAACTATCTCCTCAGATGTAAAAGTAAAATTAGGAGACTCCATTAATAAAAGAATTAATTCAATTTTAGGTCGAATGATTATAATTGGTGGAACTAGACTTGGAGTTCCATGCTTTTATATAAATAAATATACACTTACTTCTAATGAATCCATCTTAGCTGGGATTGCTAGAGATTATACAGATGCTAACGAATGGCTTATAGGGGATAATAATATAAAATTAATTCTCCCAGAGGAATATATATGCCTTTAATTGAAAAATTATCTAACCAAGATTTATATTTATTAGAAATATTTAGAAATCCAGCACTACTTGGAGAATTTATAGCTAACTTTGATAAAACAGAGAGAGAAGATGTCTGGGAATATTCTATATATCAAAGAGAAGTTCTTTGTGATTTTGCAGAATATTCTGAGCTTTGTTGTGGAAGAGCTGTTGGTAAAACTGTGTCTCTTTCAGATTTAATGGTTTGGATATTAATCAACAAAATATTCCCAAATGATTACATAATTTATACTGTGCCAAACAAGGCACATCTTGAACCTGTATTTACTAATCTTACAAGGTTATTTAGATCAAATACACTACTAAGAAACTTTATCGATCCTAAGAAAGGAATTAACTCATCCGATCATACCATTAAATTGCTAAATCATACAGATTTAATATGTAGAATAGCCGGTACAACTGGAACTGGAGCTAATGTTGTTGGTTTACATAGTCCGTTTGAAATATTAGATGAGGCCGGTCTTTATCCTTGGGGAACATGGATAGAGTTTCAGCCCACATTAAATACATGGGAAAAAGGATTTAGAAGAATTGTGTCTGGAGTTCCTACTGGACTTCGAGATAAAAATGTTCTTTATTATGTAGATCAACAGGATACTAACTATAAGAAACATAGAGTCTCTGCTCATGAAAATCCTAGATATACAGAAAAAGATGAAAAAGAAAATCTTGAAAAGTATGGTGGAGCGGATTCTGATGATTATATTCACTTAGTTTTAGGAGAACATGGAGTTCCAGTTTTTGCTGTATTTGATAGAAATCTAATGCAAATTGATGTTTATCCTGTTTTTAAAGTCATGATAGACGGTATAGCTATAACTAATTCTGAACAAATTTATACAAAATTGAGCGGTATTCCGGCTATTTCAGAAAAATATGATTATACTCTTGTTGGAATTGACTTAGGTTATACCGAACCCACAGCGATTCATATTTTGTATTCCAAGAATGGTTTACTAAAATATCATGCAAGAATTCAGTTATCTAAGGTTACGTATCCATTACAAAAAAAGTTATTTGATTTTATTGATGACAAGTTCGGAAAATTTGATATTATTGGAGTAGACTTTGGAGGCCCTGGTAAACCTGTTGTACAAGATTGGTTAGAATCTGACGAATTTTTACATAAAGATTATAAGAAAAGAATGATTCCGGTAGACTACTCAGGATGGATTATTCTTGGTACTAACTCAGATGGCGAAGAAATTAAAACTAAAATGAAACCATTTGCTGTTTCATTGGCTCAAGAATATACCAACTCACATAAACTTGTTTATTCCTCAACTGATTATGATTTTATATCAGAATTAGAAAGAGTTACTTATACAAAAACTCCATCAGGAGAAATTGTTTATAGAACTTTAACTCCTAGAGGAGGAGAGCGTGGAGAAGATCACCACACATCGGCCCTTTTATCAGCAATGGTCGCTCACTACATAGTAAAAGATGCTACACAAAACAAACCTAAATCTAAACGTTTATATACACCAACTTGGTTATTTCGTAGAGAGATTTTAAACGGAGGTATGAGATAATGCCTGATGAAACTAGAACTCCAATTAAATTAGCTAAAGCATCTTATATTTATAATAATATAGGAGCAACAAAGTTTAATTCTAGTCCATGGATTCCAGAAACTGTGGATAGATTTGAATTAGGAAAAGATAAAAAATGGAAGGATCTTGTAGGAGATTGTAGATACTTTTATAAACACGATCCTATTGCATCTATTGTTATAAATAAAATTGTTGATTTGGCTCTGAATAATTTAACATTTCGTGTATCAAAGGGAAGAGATGCAGCAAAAGATGTTATAGAGGCCATTAAACCAAAGTTAATGTCTTTTATGAAAACCTGCGGTTTAGAATATTTAATTTCTGGCTTAGTTATTCCAGAAATTCAGTTTAACAGAGTTGATAAAGAAGAGTTAAAGGATCTTGGAATAAAAAGATTTGAAACTCTTCAACTGCCTACTGATATGTGGTTACGTGATCCTGCAGAAGTGACAATTAAGGAACCTTTAATCGGTGGCAAGGTTTCTTATTTTATTAATATTCCAGAAGAGTTAAGAATTTTTATTGAGAATAAGGGGCGATACAGTGATCAAAGCGAAGATATTGAATTATATGAGTATCTTTTAAAGGAAATGCCAGAATTTATTAAAAAAGTTAAGGAGGGTGAACAAAAAGTACTTTTAAATAATCCTTTAATTATTCGATATAATGTAATTACTGGAAGTCCTTATCCAGTTCCATATCTTCATCCGGCAATAGAATCTCTAAAACATAAGAGAAATCTAAGAAGAATGGATTATTCATTGGCATCTAGAGTTATTACAGCAATACAGAAAATAACTTTGGGCAATGATGAATATCCATTAACTGAAGATAATGAAGATCAATTAGAAAAATTGAAAAAAGAAATGCTTTGGAGAGAAGCTGCCGATAGTGCAGAACTAGAGAGAATTTTTCAAATTTTTGGGAATCATACTCTTGAAATAGAGTGGGTTATTCCAGAAGTTACTGCTTTGTTAGATGAAAAGAAATATAAAAATGTTAACAGTGATATTGCAATGGCTTTAGGATTTCCAAGGATATTAGTAACAGGAGAGACTGAAAGATCTTTTGCATCTGATCCAGATATAGCTACTGTATCTCCTATACAGACAATGGAAAGAATTAGAGAAACTTTACTACCCATTCTAAGGAAGATTATTGATATAATAATAGTAGACAATAAGTTGGGGGCTAATGAGTTTTCTATAAAATTTAAGCCAATTAATATGATGGCTGTTTCAGTCTTTATTGAAGGATTACAGGCTCTATATGAATCAGGAAATCTCTCAAGAGAAGATTATGATGCTGCCTTTGGTTTTGATTTATATGAGCAGTTGGAAAAGAGAAAAGAAGAGCAAGATACTTTCAAAGAATTGAATTTAGATGAATTTGCTCCAATTCCTTTCAGCAAACAGCCAAATAAATCGAATAAACGCCCTGTAGAAAAAAAGTAAAAATTAGGAGGTAATAATGCCTAAAGAATACAAGGAATGTGTTAAAAGTGAGGTTGCCAGAGGGCGGTCTTTAGATACTGCTCAAAGAATATGTGCAATCAGTTACTTTAAACGCCATGGAATGACTCCTAGAGAGGCTGAAAAGAGAGGTAAAGCCTCAGATGATACTGAGTTTAGTTCGGAAGAACTTTCAATTTTTAATGTAATTGAAACTGTTGGTGATGCTATTGAGGCATTCAATGAAATTACATTTGAAGAATCTGCCGTTTGGACTACAGCTTATGTTAATGACTTGCCGGATTCTGCCTTTTTATATGTAGAATCAGGAGGAAAAAAGGATTCTGAGGGCAAAACTGTTCCAAGAAGTTTGAGACATTTGCCTTATAAAAGTAAAGAAGGAACTGTAGATTTACCGCATTTACGCAATGCTATAGCAAGAATTCCACAAATGAAAGGAATTTCGCCCGATCTTAAAGCTAGATTGCAGGCAAAGGCTAGAAGACTTCTTTCTAGCCGTGGTGGAAATCCTGAAAAAGAGGATTAAAGTAGGATTTTTTCAATGAAAATACACAACATTTTATCAAATATTGTACAATTAAAAATAGATGAAGAGGATGAATATAAGGAGTTAATGGCATCATTGTCATTGAATAAAACCATTAAGTGGATTAAATTTATTTTGACAGATGATGGTCCTAATATTAATAACCAAAGAGTTCCAAAAGATGAGTTTCCAAATCTTATAAAGAGTGGGCTATATATGCCAAT